GGTGGCGGCCGCTCCTAGTGCGCCGACCGCCCTCGACATCGACGCCATCGTCGCTAAGGCCGTGGCCGCTGCCATCAGCGCCAAGACCATCACCGCCGCCCCCGCACCGGAGCCCGTTGCCCCGGTTCGCATCGAGAACCTCGGCAATGCACTGCTCGAGAAGCACAAGGGATTTCAGGCCGGCAATGACCGCCGCAAGTTCCTGGTGGCCAACCACTCCGAGCTGTTGCGCCAGAGCGCCATCCACGCCCCCCAGAACGCCAACACGTTCGCCTCGGGCTTGGTTGTCGATTATCTCGCCGACGCAGTGATCACCGTGGCCGCCACTCGTTTGGCCCTGGTCTCCGCTTTCAGCCGCAACGTCGGCCTGGACAACCTTCGCCCCCGCGCCTCGGTTCAGGTCAAGAAGTACACCACCGGCACCGCTGCCCAGACCAACCCGACGTCCTGGGAAACCAACAACGATTCGACGCTGGCCGCCACCGCGGTCACCGTGAACCAGATCTCGAAGAACTTCACGGTCACCCAGCAGGAGCTTAACCAGGGCTTCATGTTGTCCGACCTGGCTGCCGGTTCTGCCGACCTGTTTGCCTACGGCATCAGCGACGTGCTGACCGCCCTGATGGTCTCGGGCAACTACGGCACCGCAGTTACTATCGGCACCGCGGCCAACTTCGACACCTCGGATCTTCCTGCGATCCTCGCCCTGGCGAAGAACTACCGCAGCAAGAACCTCATCCTGGACGGTGGCCACATCGCTCGCCTCCAGTTCTCGGCTGCCACAAGCACCTTCCCTGACAGCCGCCTAGAGCTGCTGGCGAACGGCCGGTTCGGCTTCGACGTGGTCGCCGAGAACAACCGCTGGACCTCTGCCGAGACCAACACCGCCGGCTTCGTCTGCGGCCCTGATGCCATCGCCATCGCCTCCGGCCTCCCGGTCGGCATGATCGCCGGTGAGTTCCTCGAGCAACGCGCTGTCACCACCGCCAACGGCCTGAGCTGCCTGCTCTCCGTCTGGTACAGCCGCGCCTCCCGCGCTCACATGGCGTCCTACGACATCATGTTCGGCGCCGCGGCCGCGGACACGACCCAGGCCGAAGTTCTGGTCACCGCTTAAGGCTACCCATGAGAATCGCCACAACCATCTCGGTGGACCGAAACGACAAGGCTAAGATTGTCGCCGGCCCCGAAGTCGATGCGTCACTCCAGCGCACCGCCTTCAACACCGCGACCATCCCCGAAGGAGGCAAGCTCATCCTGTGGATACAGGGAGCCCTGGCACCGAAGATCCGCAAAGGTTAAACAACCAAAACTGGGGAGGCTGTTGGACACGCTGACAGCCTCCCCTTTAACCGAAAAACAATTTTATGGCCGTCCAAGCAGACATTTCGACTGAATATTCAATGGGCCGCGAGGGCTTTGCGCTGGTCACCAGCACCGCCGCTCAGACCGGAAACTACTCGGCACTGATCCCGACTGAGCCGACGGTGTTCACGTCGATCACCGGCTTCCAGATCAGCGGCACTTGGACCTCAAAGACCATCCCGGCTGGGTTTCCGCTGGTGGGCAATATCACCGGCTTTCAAATCTCATCCGGTTCTGTTGTAGCGTTTAACGCCAGAGCCTAATGATCTCAATAGGAACATCAATCAACAGGACGAGATCCTATAATGGGATCATGCCTGAGCCTCCGATTATGCGGAGGGATGTTCTACAAGAGGACGAGACATTCCTGCTGCAAGAAGATGGAACTAGCAAGCTCGTTATTTCGTATGGCACATTCGACAGCATAGTGCTGGAAGATGGCTCCACATTTTTAACACAAGAAGACTTGGGAAAACTAATCTTAACAGTTTACTGATATGGCAGACGCTAAAATCTCAGCACTAACAAACCTAACGGCAGCCGATGCAATAAATGACATGATCCCGATTGTGGACGTGTCGGATACTCCACCAGCCTCGGGGAATACCAAACGCATCAGCATCAACAATCTGCTCTCATCCTCGCCAACCGCGAGTGGAGCACTGACTGTCACCGGACTCGTTACCGCTGGCTCCGCCACCATCACCGGCGATCTGACGGTGGACACCTCGACGCTGAAGGTCGATTCGACGAACAATCGGGTTGGTATTGTACAAGCAACTCCGCTGTATCCTTTGCATCTTGTCGGTGAGTTTGGACTTGAGGAAGCATCTGCTGGCAATGGCTCGAAGCTCCGCATGATAGGGCAATCTACCAAGTACAATTTCAGACTTGGTAAACAGATCGCTGTAGACAATGCCTTTGAAATCACTCCGTCCACCGCTGTCGGTGGGACGACGTTTACCAATCCGGTTTACACCGTAACGTACGACGGTACACACACGTTCCTCGACGGCGCAGGCGGCACTCGAATGACCCTGAACTCCTCGGGGCTGGGCGTTCAAGTCACTCCGTCTGCTCCGTTGTGCGTTAAGACTCGCAACTCGGATTCGGTTGGTCTTCGCGTTCTTCAATCGACTGGTGGAACTGCTGGAATCCAGTTCACTGATGATCCTGTCACTGCGGATTGGGGTTCAATTCTGGCCACGAGTACGAACGTAATTCTGCGTTCAAATTCGTTTTTGCAATTCCAGACTGGTGGAGCTACTGAGCGGATGCGAATTGATTCGAGCGGGAATTTAATTCCTATTCTTACAGCAACACCACCTACACTGGCAACAAATAGTCAGATGGTTTTTAATCTGACCAGCAACACCAACCTCCGCATCTCTGTTCGCGGCACTGATGGCACCACTCGCACAGCCAACATCACTCTCGCCTAACCCCATGATTACCCTCTCTTGGATCATCGAACGCCTTCTCGTTAAGCCGACCGAAGGCTCCCTCACCGATGTCGTAATTACCGCCGACTGGCGTTGCAACGGCACTGACGAAACCTACAGCGGCACCTGCTATGGCTCATGCTCTTTCCAACCGCCGACTGGTGAGTTCACGCCTTACGAAGACCTGACCGAGCAGCAAGTCTTGAACTGGTGCTACGAGAATGGTGTCGATCAAGCGGCTATTGAAGCCAACGTCTCATTGCAGATTGAGAATCAGATCAATCCGCCCGTTGTGACGCTGCCGTTGCCGTGGGCGGCGCAGCCTTTACCGCCGGTGCCGCCTCCGGTTAAGGTTGCGGAGCCGGTGGTTATCGCTGATTCTGCCGTCGTATGATCAAGATAGAACTCACTCAAGAGCAGGCCAACAGCCTCCTTCAACTCATTGACATTGCGGTTAAGGCTGGTGGCGTTGCTAACGCCCGTGCAGCCCTTCCGCTTGTGGACCTCATAGTCGCAGCCGCACAGCCTAAATCCGAGTAATGGAACCAACGAACAGCAGCACCAGCCCTGGACTCAGCCTAGCAGCAGCGGCAGGTGCCACCGCTGTTTCGTTTCTTCCGGTACTGACTGACTGGGTTCGCCTTATCACCGCGCTGATAGGCTTACTTTGCGCCTGTTACGCCGCGTTTCGATTATTCCGATCCAAATGAAAAACACAAAAACAACTCTCGCCGGTGTAGGTGCCATTCTGGTCGCTGTTGGTGGGGCTCTCAAGGCCCTGTTCGACGGTGATCCGACAACCAACCTGGACCTGACTACGACCATCGCAGCGGTCACTGCTGGTATCGGCCTGATCTGGGCTAAGGATGCCAAGGACGCTGTCGAAGTTCCTAAGCCGTGAACTGGGTCTACCAGATCCTAAAAGCTCTGTTGGATTGGCTCCGCGAAACACCACCCACCGATGTGCAACATGGCAAAGCTCCCGATGCCCTCAAGAGCGATCTGGATGGCCGCATTGCTGACCTGCCTGGGTTGCCAGATGACCAGGGTGGTCCTGGTGCCAAGCGGTGATCCGGTGATGCTGGCCAAGCCGGTGAAGGCCAGCGTCTATGCTTTCGATGCCGACAAGAAGCTGGTCGGGCCATCCCGGGTAACCCTCCCGGCTGGCTGGTACGTCCTACCCAAGAAATAAAACTATGGCCCAGCAAACGATCAACATCGGCACCATCGCCAACGACAACACCGGGGACACTCTCCGCGGCGCCGGCGAGAAGATAAACGACAACTTCGACGAGCTGTACGCCGCCCTGCCGTTGGTCACACCGACGACCTGGGTGCCGACCCTCATCGACTCCGGCGGTGGCCGCACCTTCAGCATCACCACCAACACCGCCCGACACACTACCATCGGATGTGTGACCACCTTCACCGCGGACGTCACCGTCAACTCGGTGACCGGATCCGCAACGGGCAACCTCCGGCTGTCGCTGCCCGACCCCGTCACCTACGAGGCCGCCGCCGCGGTGTGGCTGACCAACGGAACCAACCAGGCCAAGACCGCCATCATCGCTCGCCTAATCGCCGGCACCAGCTACCTCGAGCTGTCGCATTTCGAGACAGGAGACGCCGATAGCCTAGCCCCCCATCTCCAGGCCACCAGCCGTCTGATAGTGTCCGGCACGTATTTCACAGCCTAACATGACCACCATCGGCTCGAGTCTCCAGCAGGGCATGGCAGTGCTCCAGCAAATGCTGGGGGCGCCGATGTTTATCTGGGAAGGGACGTCGATCCGGTGCATCCCGGCAGCAGTCAACGATGCCAACGTGCCTATCTCCGGTGGCTTTCAAGACAATGTGAGCTCGAGGATCCTGGTCATGTTCAGCGACTGGAAGACCTGCGATTCGACGCTGGTCTCGATGGACTCGACACTCTACACGCTCGACCAGGGGACGACCTTCTCCAGGCTACTCAAGGAGGACGGCCTATTCATCCTCCAGGAGAACAGCGACCGCATCGCCCTGACCTTCTGCAAGCCTCGGCCGGTGGTCGGTAGGACTCTGGTCTACCAGGGACGCACCCTCCGCATCCTGTCCTGCCGTGTGGATGCCTCCGGCGCCTACTACAACCTCGAGCTGGGGGCAAAGACCAAGTGAAATTCGGAGTCAACATGACGGTCGACAGCGGCAAGTTCGACCTTGCCATGAAGCAGTATCTGCTGACGACAAGCCGCGACCTTCACAAGGCCATCAACAGCAGGTTCTTCTACCTGATGGTCCGGCTGTTCGTTTTGGTGCCGCCCAAGAGCCCGGGCCAGGAGCGCCGGAGAATCGCCGACTACCTGGGCACGCCCGTCGGTGACATCAACCG